CCGACGGTATCAATATTATAGGCGTAGGTACTGGCGAGGGAGCTACTACCGTAAATATTGCCACAGGGGCAACGGCTGCAAAAGTAGTCCATATTGCCGATGGTGCGGTTGCTAACCTAGTTACGATCGGTTCAGCTTCGGGAGCTGCTGCTCTTACAATGTACGCTGGTACTGGAAACTATACCTTGGATGGTGCTGCAACTACTACATATACCATAGGTGCGACTACAACAAGTGGTACTATCACAATAGGTGGAACAGCTCAAACTGGTACAATGACTCTTGGAGACTCTTCAGGAATAAATATTATAGGCGTAGGTACTGGCGAGGGAGCTACTACCGTAAATATTGCCACAGGAGCAACAGCAGCGAAAGTAGTGCATATTGCCGACGGAGCAGTAGCCAATACTGTTACAATCGGTACAACTAACACAACAAGCACGACGACTATAAATAGCGGAAGCGGAGGTATTGTTCATGTTGGTAAAGCGATCTTTACACCTGATGCGATTACAGCAGTTAGTGGTGGTGGTACTGCAGCTTCGCTTCTTACTGTAGTTACAGAGATTACAACAAACGGAGATGTTGACTTGGATGTGGTAACTTTAGCAAATGGCGTAGACGGTCAAATTAAGATCTTTGCGGTCGTTGCCGTTGGTAATGGTGGAGATTCTGTTAAGATTACTCCTGCTAGTATGATTGGTGGAACTCAGATAACGTTTAGTGCCAACCCTTTAGGTCTTGGTTGTCAGATGTATTATGATGCTGGTGTTGCGGGCTGGATCGTGACAGGGAATAACGGAGGAACTGTGGCTTAAGGATTTACGTAATGTAAAACAGCTGTACTTTTAAAATAAAACGCCGCTGGCAAGAGATCATCTTAGCCAGCGGTTATCCATTTTAACGAGAAATTATTTATTCTGGTTCTGGTTCTGGTTCGGTAACTGCAACCACAGGTTCTTCTTTCGTTTCTTCTACACGTTTTTGCATAACTGCTACTTTTTCAGCTTGTTCTTCTTGTAGTGTTATCAATGCTGACAATTTAGATAAAGCTTTGTGTGCTAAATCAAAAGGAGCATTATTAGGCACTAAAAATATAAATTTCATACCTTCTAAGTATATTGATAGTTCAACAAGATTAGATATACTTTTTTGTGGTGGAATTAATTGTTTAAGAGTCTCAATATTTTCTTGTAATTTTTCAATTTCTGTTTTTTCAGTTTCTTCTACCATAATATCTCCTAAATATATAGGTTGATTTTCAAATTGTTTTATTACATGATACGATTGAAGCTATAATTAATCAATAGAGATGAGGGTGTTATGTCTAATTTTAGACCAATTCAGTTAGTAGATCCTATGGGTAATATTATTCCCCATACTTCTAATGATGATAAAATGATCGCTAATAAGTTTGGAACAGCAAATATTAAGATACTTTCTTATGCTATACCTGATGCTGCTCAAAATGAACCAAAATGGAAAATAATATATTTTGACTATGATGCTGCAGGAAATCCTGTAGCTACTACTTTTGCAAATTCTAAAAAAGATTATATTCATACAAGAGATACTGCTGCTGGTACTGCAATAACAGGTGCTTCGGTAGCTGCTATATGTGTTGTAACTAGTGTTGGGCATGATCTTGTTACTGGCGATTTTATAGAAATAGATTCTATGGCAGTTGGTGGTATGGTAGAGCTTAATGATGATGGTTATGGTTCTGCAACATTTCATGTAACAAAATTAAATGCCAACACATTCTCATTACAAGAAGCTAACGTTACTACAACTGATATTGATAGCACTGGTTATGCTGCTTACACTACTGGCGGTAAATATTACAAAAGAGAATTTTTAAATTATCCTCATGTTTAAGGAGTTATTAGATGCCACAGCATGACGTTGATGTTTACCAAAATATACTAACAACAATTGGAATAAAAACACATTATGAGACAAGAGATCCTACTGCTGCTGATGTAGGTTTTAGAATACCTACATTATGGATAAATACAGTTTCTAATACAGGATTTTTACTTATTGCGAATAGTGGTGGAGCTGCTACATGGTTAGATCTTGGTGATGCAAATTCACCAACTCATGTTGATGATTTTTATGCTGCTGACACTGCACCACCTGGTGCGCCTGTTGCTGGTGACTCTTATATTCTCGATGAGAGTTTACCAGTAGATGCAGGGTGGACGGCAGTTAGTGCCACTAATGATGATATTGTAGTATATGGTGCTTGTGGTTGGGTTATATATACTCCTGTTCAGGGTAAAATTGTTTACGATAATGCTGCAAGTGATTTTTATATTTATGATGGTACTGCTTGGGGTCTTCTTTCAAGTGTTATTAATGGAGTAACATATATAACCTTGGCACGACCACCTAGAACAACAGATAATACATATACAGTGCCTACGGTCTGCGTTGATTCGGTAGCTGGTGAAACTTGGATGTTGAGTGATATTACTGGTGGCGTAGCTACATGGGTAAAAATTGGAGCTAATCATCTAGGTGATGGACAAGACAGTGTACTTTCAAGAACTGATGGCAACCTTGTTCCTCCTACAGAAGTACTAGGAAATAGATATATTATTTATGATGCTGGTGGAGGTGTTGTACATGCCGATTGGGATGGTGCAGCTTTTAATTCTATATGTGAGTTTGATGGTGCAACCTGGGTTGCTAGGGCAGCAGATGAAGGCATGTTTACTGAGGTTGAAGATGAGGATACTGTTTACATTTTTATTGCAGCGTGGGAAAAACTATTTAAAACCACAGGTGCAACTTTTATTACTGATTCTGGTAATGCTGTACCTGATGAGTCAGGTCTTCTAAATGTTGTTGGTGGAAATAGTATTGCTACTAGTGGTGCTGCTTCGTCAGTAACCGTTAAAAACTTAGCGGATGATACCAAATATGTTGTTGATTCGGTAGCAGGGGAAACTGGGTATACTACAATACAGAGTGCTATTAATGCAGCTAATGCAGCGGGTGGAAGTGCAGTAGTGTATGTAAGACCTGGGGCTTACACTGAGAATTTAACTCTTTATACTACTGTTAAAATAAAAGGTGGAGATAGTAGACAGGTTGTTATAACAGGTACTCATATACCACCAGCAGCAGGAACGGTTACGGTTAAGAACGTAACATTATTAAGTACTACTCATGCGTTTAGCTCTGCTGTAGCAGGAACAGCAACAATCGTCTTAAAAGATATTATATCAATCTGCACAAACGGCTATACGCTAAACCTTCCTAACTGGGGAAGTGGTGATGTATATACTGAAAATGTTCATTGTTCAGGTACAAACGATGGTTTCTTGAATAACACAGGAGATATCAGTCTCATAGCTGAAAATTCTACTTTAGGTATTGGCTCAGGAAATACAATGATTGTAGCAGGGGAGATTGAAGCTACAGATGCAACTTTCGTTTGCCCAATAACATTAAGCGGTTCTAGCACACATAAATTTAAAGTATGCGAATTTAATAATAACTTAGAATTTACTGTGGGTGCAGCAGGATATATTGAAAGTAGCTATTTCAATACTGGTGCTAATATACCATTATCTTACAACACCACAGCAGATTTATATTTAACAAGAATAACTTTTAATACTACTAATACTACAGCAATCGACGGTACAGGTGCAGGAACAGTGTATATGGGAGTATTAGACTTCTTAAAAGGTAGTTCTATTACAGGAACTTTTGACTATGACAATTCCGATTCTTTGGGTACAAGTATTCATGGTTGGAACGGTTCTTTCATAGAATTGGCAGATATTACAGTAGCAGAGGCTGGTGGTGTTATAACTGCTTCTGTAGAGAAAGACGGTGGCGGTAACTTAACGCTCATAACAGGAAGGGGATACTGGCATTACGATACAACTCCTGCTGATACGGTAACTTTGACGGCAGGAACAGACGAAGTGCCTGTCTTAAATTACGTTTATTTATTGGGAAGCAATAAGACATTAACTTCTAGTATAGTTGGCTTTCCTGCTACTGGTCATTCACCTATCGCAACAATATTATGTCAGAGTGCTGCTTCACTAGGTACAGATGCGGCATATAAGCTACATTCTCGCCAAAACCATATTGCAGCACATGAAAATGTCGGTCATATAGGACATATAAATAACTGGATACGAGGTCAACATGCAACATGGCAATCAGGTGTAGCCCCTACATTTTCAGGTACAGGCACAGGAACAATTGGCTTTTCTAATACAGCAGGTCAAGTCTTACAGCTTCATGAGCATGTATTTCCTCTTATTGCAGATCCCTCAGTAATATATTGTGTTAACGATCCTGATACAAAATATAGAAGGATAACTAACATTGCAGACTTATTGAAAGATTCTGCAGGAGTAGTCTTAAAAGATAAGGCATATGCTATTGTTTTCTGGGGATGCGTTAGTGAAGATACTGGTGACTGTAAAATATATTGTAACTTGCCTAGTGGTTCTGAAAAAGATTATAATAAAGCTAGAGAAGATAAGAAGAAATATATCAACTACAGTATTCCAGAAGTCTTTAAGGGAACAGGATTTCTTATCTATCGCTTAGTCATAGAAAATGATAACGATACTACATGGGATTTAGATGTAGGTGGAACAAGTGATGATATTCGTGGTCAGTTTCCTAATACGGTAGCAGGATCATCAACAGCAATAGGAACAGAATTTCCAGATAGTACATTTATAATATATGATGATGGTGATGATACTAAAGAGATAGCTTTCCAAGCTTCAGGGATTACTACTGCTAATACAAGAACTATTACCATGGCAGATGCCGATATAGATCTGACTCCTACTACAGGATCATATCAAGCCTCTGATGCAGGGTTAACAGATATATCAGCACTAGCCGTAACAGATAGTAATTTTATTGTTGGTGATGGAGTTAACTGGGTTGCTGAAACTGGTGCTACTGCAAGAACGTCTTTAGGTCTTGGAACTATTGCTACTCAAGATGCAGATAGTGTTAACATAGATGGTGGTGCTATAGATGGTACTATCATTGGCGGAACAACTCCTGCTGCTGCTACAGCTACTACACTAAGTGCTATAGCTTTTGACGGTGCTTTTGCTGTGGGTGTTATTGGTGGCTGGGTCTCTAACCTTGGTATTACATATACTGGTAGTGTCTTATCTGTAACAGGAGCAGACGGAACGGCTTTAAGTGCTGCAAATCCTGGTTATGTAATAATGCAAGATAAGTCATCTCCTGGACAGCTTAAAAAGTATACTATTACAGCAGACCAGGGGTTTATTGATGATACTGGTGCTAGTGAAATTATTTCAAACCTCTTTGGCTTAACAACTTCTATATCACATGCTGATGCAATCCCATTTTTTATTTATGCTGTAACAAATGATGCTGAAACTGCAATTGCTTTTATGATTGGAAGAGTGCCATCTCTAAAAGTATCTCCTGCTGCTGCATATATAGGTGCGCCAGATGATGCCGTTGCAGATGTTGAATATTCTTTATTTAGCTTTGATAATTTAACAGAAGCAGATTATGAATCTAACCCATGTGTTGTTGTTGGTTCTTTTAGAATGACGATGAGTGCCTCAGATGACTGGACAGTATCAGCATTAGATAGTCAAGATGGAATAGGTCAATTTCAACAGTTTAGATATTTTATTGTTAGTGTAAGTCAGTTTACTGCTGCTACTGGGAAATATTGGAGGGATAATGCTGGTACAGCTCCCGCTTTTACAAGTAATTATCCAAGATATACAATTGATCCTTTTAATGGTGAATATACTCTTAAATATTACTTTGACGATTGCAGTACTGCGGGAGTAGGAGCTGTTACGGCTGAGATGGCTATACCATTTAGAGGAAATAGTCCAGTAGGTCCATTCTATGAACCATGCGGTCACTATACGGATAATAGTGCGGGTGATGCAACTAGTTTAATACTCGTATATCCTTTATTAGAAAATAGGATGAGAATTTGGCAGAATACTAATGTCGGTCCTATACAAAATGGTGTTCTTGAATTAGGTGATTCTGTTTCAATATTTATTTCATCGCAATTTAATGTATAAGGAGAGCTAAGTCATGGATAAAAAAGAAATTATAGAAAATTTAGAGTCAAACTTTCATATAATGAACATGTTTGATCAAGTTGATTTATTGGAAGTTCTTTTGTTAAATGATCTTGATGAATTAAATAGGATGAGGGAATTTTATAATTCGCAAAAAATAAAATTATCTGAGATAAAAAATACTATTAAAAACTCTGTCGATGACAATGAAATCATTGAAATAGTAGGGAAGTTTAGGCGTGATATTTACAATGAAGGTAGAGAGCCTAAAGCATACGTTGTTAAAGAAGGCGTGGTAAAAAAGATAGTTCACAGTATAAAAAGGCGAGGTAAGAAATGAGAACACTTAGCTTGTTATTGTTTTTAGTGCTATTAGCTGGTTGTGCTCAAATGAGAACACTTACAAAAGCATATCAAGCACTACCAGCTGATAATGTTGCAGAAGAATTTATTGAAGGTATAATCGAAGTTAGTGTTGAAGCTTCAACAGGGCAGAATGTTCATATAGATATTAGTGGAGATTCTCCTGAGAAGTAACCTTTGCTTTAATGCTATCGTAATATTGCGGTAGATATTTCTTTGCAAACTCCACAACTTCCTCATTACTCATAAAAACTGTATCAAAGAACGCTGTTTTTTCTATAAGCAACGATATTTTAAGAATCGGCTTATGATTTTCGTCAGGTAAAGTGTCAAATACGTTCATAAAGTTCTCGTTCATAAAGTTCTCGTTAAAAGTGTCAAATCCTTGCATATAGTTCTCCTATAAAGTGACAAATAGCGTGGTGAACATTACCGTTTAACATTCACCACTACATATTATTTCTTCTTATTGAGTACTTCTTCTTCTAAAGTCATACTATGCTCTTTAAGTATAGTCTTTTCGATGAAACGCTCAAGGTTTGTTTGAAAATTAACACTGTCACGAGAACATTGCTTGATGGTTAGGTCTCTATCTTGATTAAGACTACTTTCGATACTAGCAATAAAGCGTGAACCATCACTATTTATGTCTGATAGATTAAAATCATCGATAAATTTTTGTGTTTCTTTATCTATTTTCTCAGGTTCTTTTTTAACCATCTCAAAATCAGCATCTTCGATAATTTCACCCTCGACATATGCTGATCCTATGCAGTCAGAAAAGAGATCTTTTGCTAGGTTTGATAAACAACGATTAAAAAGCATCCTGGCAGGATACTTTTCCCAAATCCCACCTGCTTTCACTAATCCAGCTTTTTTTGCATGTTGTATTGTAAATATTGATTCAGCAGTATCACTGTTGTCTTTTCGTTTTCCACGTAATTGGCATACTTCATCACTATGTACTATTTTTTGAATGCTATGACCTGCTTTTCTTATAAGCATCGACATACAGGAGGCAGCGAGCATGATTTTTCCTTGAACAAAATATACATTTCCATTCAACGCGCTCATAATTGGAATTCCTAATTCTCTGGCTGTTAACCAGATAGAAACAATTGCAGCCTCTCCGCCCATATTTTTGTAGTAAGGTGATGTAGCTACATACTTAGCCCATTGGCTGAGCATCTTTGCCTCCTCACCCATTGGTAAATAACTACCCGTTCCTAGTGTAGGTAATTTTTCTTCTCTAACTATAATTTCTTTGCTTTCTTCACTCATTGTTTTTCTCCTTTAATTTAATTAACTATTTTACCCTAAATCTCTCTTTACGTTCTTCATAAATTTTTACTCCGGGGATAATTCTTACTCCGGCTTTGACAGCTTCTTTAATGGCCTTCTCGTTAACTTGCATATATTCTAGTGGGATAATTTTATTATCTTCTATAGCATAAACCCATTCAACTATAGTAACCATTGAACCATCTTCGGTAGAAATCTTTTTAGGTGGTGTCACAAACACCTCTTTTTCAGGGATCACTACCTCTTTTATTTCTTCTACTTCTTTGTTATTTTTAATAGCTTCTACCTTTTTCAATGCATTCTCTTTAGCTATTCTTTCATTTTCTTTTGCTACTCTTTCTCTCTCAAGTTTTTGTTTAGCTTCAAATTCTTTTCTTAGAATATCTTCTTTAATTTTGTTATGTGTTCCTATCTTTTTTGTAATAGAAGTCTCAATATCCTTAAGACATTTTGTAAATTCGTCAGCGTACTGCTTAACAGCTTTTTGAAACGATATGTGAGGGGCAACAATAGCTTTTCTAGCCTTTTCAATAGAATTGCCCATCTTGCGTGACTGCATTGCGATACTTGTACCGTAATTGGCATCTTCGTCGGTTTCGATAATAAACGCTTCAGCCTTGGCAACAAGCTCGCCAACATTATCGCCATCGAGCTTTGACTTAGCGAGAGTAAGATTAAATACATCGGGTTTTACAGCAATAATTATGCCGTTATCTTTTATTGGTGCTAATTCTTTTAATGCTTGTTTTTGTTTTTCGTCGTATTCCATACCTTCATAAAAAGAGCGTACTGCTGCTTTTTGTTCTAGCACTTCTTCTAACGTATTTTTGGTTGGTTCATGTTTTTCAATTACCTCACCTGTATCTTTATCACAATTTGCTTCTGCAACATCCATTTTATCAAAAATATAATCATAATCTATCATATATACATTCCTCTCATGTTAATAATATTTAAAAAAAAACATGCTACTACCGTTAGAATTACTAAAAATTCCCACGTCCATAATAAAAAGTTAAACATCTTCTTCCTCCTTTCTCGCCTGTATACCTTCTGTCAAATCTCCAATACATTTTTTTGAACAAAAGTTTTTATTCTTATCTAAGTAACTACCCCATAATTCATCATCATGAAAATTTTTTCCGCATTGGTCACACTTTATAGTCTTTGGACTATTAATATCATCGTGCAATCTATCCGTATAGCGTTCGTATTGCTCATCTATATTACGCATTGAAAAACCTATGTGCTTTGAGAATTCCTAAATATAAATCCAAGTCATTATCGCTAGTATACTCGCATACTTTCGGTGGTTTTCCATCCTTTTTCAGCATGAGAGCTATTCTTCTTTCGGCAGCAATGGCAGTGCTTTTATCATGGTTATATAGATATTTGTAAGCGGCTAATTGCAACCTAAATGTCTTGCTTTCTGTTGCTGGTGTTTTTATATCAATGATAACAGGGGTAGTTGATCCACGAATCGCACATACTATGTCAATCGCTCCTGTTAGCATTAGCTCGTCATTATATATTCGTTGCTCTGTGCTTATCAATTTATCTACCATTTTATCGTACCAGCCACGAAAACTGTTTAGGTAGCCTAATAGGCTTTCGTCAGGCTCGGGGAAGTATTCGTCTAGCATATGTAACTCACACAGTAAATGCACTCTTGTACCTCTCTCGCATGCGTTATGTAGTGTCACAGGGTTTATGTGATCGAAGCTAACGTATGGAGAAAATATACTTGTAACTCTGGTAAACTGTTCTCTTATGCTTTCCATTTGTATATCCTGGTTATTCTTTATGAAAACAACTTTACATTAATGACTAATTTTAGCACAATACATTTTTAATAATTTTTAAGGAGGCTTTTTATGGAAGTTGAAGAATATTTAAAGTTTTACGGTATCTCAAAGCAACGTTTTGGAGAGTTTTGCGGAGTAACCAGAATGACTATAAATAATATTTCCTCAAAACGTAAGCTAACAAGCATACCGTTAGCTCTTAGGATAGAGGAAGTGACTAATGGTGAGGTAAAAGCTATTAATCTAGTAGCCGATTCTTGCCTTGACAGATTAAAACTAGTAGAAGCATATAATAAAAAGGTGCAAGCATGAGAAGGCCTTTTAAAAATCGAAAACAATTAGTAGTATCAGTAGAACAGAAATATTTCGATTTTCTTATCCATAAGTGTATCGAACTATCGGAAGCAGAAGGATACCCGATATCTGTATCTGAAATTACCAGGCGAGCATTAGAGCATTACTTTCCGCTACCTGGCACAATGGATATGCTAGGCGAGGTTAATAACAGTAATAACAAGTATCAAAAGAGGTAAGTATGAATTTAGATTTTGAGCTAGTTGATTTTTACCCAGAGTATAGTAGCAAACATGCCACTCAGGGGACATTGCATATCTATATAAAGAGCATAGGATTAGATATTAGAGGAATTAAATATATAAGAAAGAACTCAAGCTCTTATGTATTTTTCCCCGATAAAAGAGGTTGGGATTGTGACGATAAGAAGTTTATTAGGTATTCTGTAATATCTTTTACAGACAAAGAAACATACAGCGGATTGATAACGGAGATTAGATTATTAATGGATGACTACTTTAAAACATGGGTAAAACCTGAAAATTTACCGACAACAAAAAAAGAAGCTTATGCTTTGTGGGTAAAAAACAACGATGTAAAATAATATTGGGTTAAGAATATATGAAAATTCCAAAAAATTATAAAGATATTACTGGTAATAGATATGGAAACTTAGTTGTAGAAAAATTTTCTCATACTCAAGCAGTTAAAGGTCAAAAAAAAAGAAGCCATTGGATTTGCAAATGTGATTGTGGCAATAGAATTATATTAAGTAGGAAAATTCTTTCAGAGAGAAGGGATAAAGAAAACCTTTCGTGTGGGTGTATTCCTAGAAACAGTACAAGTCCTAATTGCTGCAAGAGAGATTTACAAGAAGCTAAGGAAAGATGTTATTTAAATATATTGAATAAAGTAAAGCCAAACGGCGAATGTTTAGAGTGGGAGGGCTATTGTGAAAAAGGGATTACTCCAATGATTTCTTTTTTATCTAAAAAAATGTCTGTAAGAAGGTTTTTATGGATATATAGCGGTAAAGAAATAACAGATGAATCGAAAATATCGCATTCTTGTGGAAACAATAAGTGCGTTAACATTAAACACTTAAAGGGATTATAACATGGAATATTTAGAGAAAACAACAGATTATAATAAATTTAGTTTGATAGAAGGAAATAGAAAAATAAATAAAAACCATCTTCAAGCACTAAAAAAATCTATTACAGATAAAAATCTTTTACATTTAAACCCTATTTTAATTGATAGAGATTTTTTAGTATTGGATGGTCAACATAGGTTAGAAGCTTGTAAAAATCTTGACATACCAGTTTTTTATAGAATTATAGAAGATACAGAGCTAAGGGCGGTTTGGCAATTAAACACAAATAGGAAAAATTGGAAGACAGAAGATTATTTAAATTTCTATATTGAATGTATCAAGGATAAAAATTATATAGCATTGAAGGAGTTTATAGATAAACATTCACTTACACTAATTAAAACTTTTATTTTTTTAGGATTCAAATATAGAGCTAAAAAATATAAAGATACATTTATGCAGGGTGATTTTTGTTTTGATTTTGATATAGAAAATGTTGAAGATAGAATTTATAAATATAAAAATTTTATTGAATTCTGTGATAGTAGAGATTTAGATGGTTTTTCTTCTTTTTTGTTAGATACTTTTATTTTAGCCTTTTTAGATTTTATTGGTAGTAAAAAGATTCAATGGAATAAATTTTATAAACAAATAAAAGAACACCCTACTTTGTTAGTTAGGTGTTACAATAGATTTCAGTTTTTAGAAATGTTGCTTAAATTATATAACAAAAATAGTTCGTATAAAATAGAAATATCTGATTTATAAAGGAAAACAAAGAGGTGTAAAATGGAAATAGACAGACGAGCTTCAGTAGCAAAATTAAGAGAAGATATAATAAATGTGCTGAACGACAGTGGCGTAACACCTGAAGAGGCAGCGTTTGCCTTTGGGCTTATTTTAGGCACTACCTGTAAGCCTTACGGTGAAGCGGTGAATTTATCTACTCGTGATGGTAGAAAAGCCCTAGAAGGCTTTGTGTCGGACGGTATGAAGAAGGTACTTGAAGAGATCAAAAGACAAGAATTTAAAACAAAAAACGTAGAGGGTTAGTAATGGATAAACAAAGTAAACTTTTAGATAAAATGGGAATTAGTATAATAAATTTAATCGACGATGAAGAGCTTAATAAATATGCATCTAAATTTGATATTATTTATACTTTAATTGGTGCTTTAGCTAGCTGTTCCGTTAGTAATAGAATAAGAACACCTATCTTGCATGGGATGATAGATCAAATAGTTCCTAGCGTAGAAAAAATAGCATGTCAGACAAGAAATAAAGAGGTAGACGATGAGTGAGTGGATATCAGTAGAAGATCAGTTGCCAAAAAAAGGTGAACTAGTATTGGTTTTTTTAAATACTAAAAAGTACGTAATGAGTGAGTATTGTTCATCGTGGAATAGGGGATGCGGTGCGATGTTTGTAAGCAGTAAAACATTTATAGGGTGTGATGATGAAGCAACCTATTGGAGACCATTACCCACGCCACCAGAGGTTGACGATGAGTGAGGATTTTATAAACTTTAAGAAAGTTCCTAGACAAGATCGCCCTAAAATATTAGAGGAAATGTGTAAATTGGCTCTAAGTGATGACGAGACAGATAATGATACTAAAAACGATGCAAATTTTCTTTTAAAGATTATGGGAGTAAAAAATGGCTAGTACAACAGTACCAAGAGTTTTTACGTTTGATGATGTAGACTGTAAAAGAGCGGAAATACCGATACCACCAGCTTCATGAATATTTATTGCTGATGATGATTTTATGAGAATTAGAGAGCTTGCGTTAATAATTAACAAAAAGTATCCGAAAATGATCATCGACACATCGAGACAAAACAGCGTAATACCATTTTATACTGGTGAGCAAGTAATGGATTATCTACCAGCGCATCAAGATGATTACATGTGTGCTTTTATCAATTATAACATGTTATTTAAGAGTGGTGTTGAAATATTTGAAGCTTGCCGAGAGTTTAATAAAACAAAGTCATTACGTGTATTACCAACCATCGGCTTTAGCACATTAGCAAAAGATAAAGATGCATGCATTAAAGCTGGCATGGCTGATTTTATTACGTTGCCTTTTATTGATCAAAAGGTATGCCAAGTCATGCGTAACATCGAGTTATTGCAATGGGCTTTCCAGGGCAAGGGTTCATTAAAAACAACTGAATCATGTGCGGTAATGTAAGGAGGTATAAGATGGCTACAGTAGCAGCTAGATATTTAAGAAATGGATCTATAACATGGCGAGTGCAATTTAGAAGAGTAGGGTGCCCTTGGTTTTCTAAGTCTTTTACGTCTAAAAAGGAAGCAAGAGAATATGCCATAATGCACGAAGCTTCTTTCATTGAAAATCCAGAAAAATATATTAGAGATCAAAACTTTTTAGAGGATATGCGAAAAAGAGAGTTTAAAAGAAAGCCTAGAGGTCTTTAATCTAGGCTTTCAACTATATCGTATGGGATCCGTATGAGATCAAATTTATCTTGCTGTATCAAGCTTTTGATGGCAAGCAGCTTTTATGAAATTAAGTAGTTGTTAAAATGAAGAAGCCCCTAAAGAGCTGGTCTCTAGGGGCTATGTATTTTTTTGCTATTTCAATCCAAGTATTACTTGAACCAAATAACTTATCAAGTCTATGCTCAATACCAACAAAAAACAACAATCAAAGATAGACTAACATATCTGTGTAATCAGCACAATATGTTATTTGAAAAACTAAATGAAGTCTCAGACTTTAGCCTATCTTTGATTTTCCTTCAACAAAAAACGTAGTTAAAATATTAACTACTAGCATTATAAAGGAAAGTTTACTATGACATCATATCAATTAACTTCTGAAGTTACTGCAATAGGAGAAATCAGTGTGACAGGAAATGTAATTCCCTCTCATTGGTTGCAAGCTATAACATTCGATAACGGTAAGCCATATTTTGTAGCAGTAATGTTATTAAGTGAGATTAGATATTGGTATACACCAACTGAAATAGAAGATGAAGAGACAGGACTTGTAGTCAAAGTAAAAAACAAATTTAAGGCAGATTTTCTTCAAAGGTCTACAAAAAAATTAGCTGAAAAATTTGGTTTTTCAGAAAAACAAGTAAAGGATGCGTTACGCTTTTTAGAGAAAAAAGGGTTCATAAAACGACATTTTCGTACTATTTCATATGGTGATGGAATCGTAGCCTCTAACGTTCAGTTCATTGAGATTATTCCAGAATCAATAAGGAACATTCAAAAAATCCCTACCTATGGACGTGCAAGTCCTAGCGCCAGGACGTGCAAGTCCGAGGGGGAGGACACCCAGGGGGGGACGTATACAAAGAATACTACATCTATTACTACAAATATTTATAAAGTCAATGAAGAGGCAAAGCCTCAGTCAATGCCCTCACAGAAAAAGAAGATTAAGAATCCAATAGACTTTCTTGAAACATCAGAAGAAAAAAAATACTATCGTACTCTTATCAAGCTTGTTCCAGAGGAAGGGAAAAGTCTTGATCCTTCATCCGTGTCAGCATGGATAAAAGAGTTTGGAGTCTCTCGAGTAAAAGAATCAGTTATTGTGTACTGGGAACAAGTAGCTAAGTCTAAAAACGATGTAAAAGTACCAATTCCTAGAGAAGCAGGGGGTTATATTCGCAATATATTAAATAATCTTACGATAAAGCCTGAAAATGATAACACTAGAATGAATAAAGAATATGCTAAAGAGCTATCTAAAAATAACTTACATGTAAAAGCGTTGGATAAGTACGCTAAAATAGAAGCTGGCTCTTTCATTGATGAGATTTATTATAACGCACCACCAGAAGCCTTCAAAAAGTGGTTGAATGATAAGATTGAAGCATCAAAAGAATATGCTGCTTGATTAAAAAGCATTGACGTATATATAGCCTTAATGTAACATGTATTGCATTAATGTTAACGAGAGGATAAACAAATGATTAAGAAAGAATACACTAGAGAAGATAAATTTGTAGATTTAGTAAACGATATTATCATTTTACTTGCCGATATCAGGAAAAATATACATAAGTCCATGAGTGGAAATAAAGCAGCAGCTAGGAAGGCAAGAGTCTTGCTTGTAAAGCTTGCAAAGAAAGGCAAATATTACCGAAGTCTTTCAATTATACATGTTCCAACGATCACGAAAGGATAATAACCATGCTGTTTTGTCTCCTAGGCGGCTTCCTTTACGTTGTCTTTGTCTGGGGGATATGTTTATTTGTTTCGCAACAATTGTTTAAAGATTGATGTTATTCAAAAGGGGGAAGGAAGGCTAATTAAATCCTCAAATTTGAAAGATAACGCCTAATCCATGAAAGTACATGGGTAATAATTAAAGCCTCAAAATAAGGCAGCAAACAGCCATTACGGCTATTTTAAAACAGGAGCAAAAACAGTGGAAAAACAGTGGAAAGATTCTAAGGAAGTAAGAGAAGCTAGTAAATGCATTAAAGAAGTAAGAACTTTTCTTTTAGGTGAAGGTAATTATAGGTTTAATTCAATTATATCAGCTTTAATAACATTGCTAGTTGAAGGACTAGATAAAGTTAATATCGAAAAAGAAAGACAGTATCTATATTCTACTATCATAAAGAGTTTACTTGATAAAATGGAAAATGATGATTTGACCTATGATCCTAAAACGGCTAGTGAATTTTTTACAAGTACCATTTGTATCAATAACGTTGACGATGACGTTGATGACAGAGAGAAAAAAGTTAAAAAAGCACTAGAAGCTTTGCTAAATATTTTTAAAACAGTTGAGTAAACATGCAAGAAGAAGAAGACGAAGAGAAGATATTTCATTTCGAACACGATGGCGAAGCAAGTGGTACGCTTATACCTTTTTGCCCTCACTGCTACAGGTATTGTCGTGCAGGTTATGACGATGGATCTATTACGTTAGGCAATAACGAAATAGATTGCGAGCATTGCGGTAAAAAATTCTGGTGTGAAGCCGATATTTCGTATTATTCACGGAGAGAGGAATAACATGAAAATTACGTATTATCACAAAAACGACGATGGAGGGGCTAGGATTGCCTCCTTTGGCATATACATCCCGCAATGGCATATGACCATAAACAATCTCTCTGTCATCAAAGGGAAGTCTTCAGGCTGGTTTGTTACCTTGCCCTCGTTTAAAGATAAAGATACTCAAGAATGGTGCAAAACTGTTGAATTTGATAAAGATGACGGAGAAAGATTTATGAAAGCCGTTTGTGATGCCCTAGAACTATATGCTAAAGTTCCAGGGGTAACTATTGTCTAATGAGATTTCAAAAGTTTAAAAAGTTTAAAAAGTTTGGCACGGCTACTACCAAATTCAAGAACGTGCCTATTGTCATCGATGGTTTTCGCTTTGATTCAAAGCTTGAAGGTCGTTACTATCAACAGCTTAAGATTAGACAGAAAGCTAATGACATAAAGTACTTTTTACGCCAAGTCAGCATTCATCTTACTGGAAACATACGCTATGTTGTTGATTTCGTTATATTTGAGAATGATAATTCTGTAAGGTATATCGATTGCAAAGGCTTTGAAACCCCTGTTTTTTTGCTGAAGAAAAAACTTGTTGAAGCTGAGTACCCTATTCATATCGAGGTAGTAAAATGAAAGCTTTTCCAAATATAGCATTCGATTGGTTTAGGTCGTTAGATGGACGTATTACTAGTTTAGCTTACGAACACGCTCGTAACTCAACAACTTTGTGTATTGGTATCAGAATAGAAAAATATCGTAGCGTAGAGCGATATATCGATATTGTTGGCTATGTAGAAATTACACATAATAGCGAGATCCTAAACGTTGCCATACCTGCTACCATCGAAGCTTACGACAGACAGCAAACAAAGCATACCAAAGCAAAAAAACCTATCCATAAAAAAACAACAACAGACTACCCAGACAGCTTTAACGAAAGATCAAAATTTAAACCTTTTGAGCTTATTGGCTCGCTTTGGATGAAAGATCCTAACAATGTCGGTGTAAAAAAACCATATCGACTTCTTCATGTACAAAAAAATAATTGGAAGACTTGGCTGCTAGTAGATGATCCGTTACAACACAAAGGAAATTAAACAATGGCTAAATTCGGAACATTTGAAAAAGTGGATAGTTCCAATATGGAACATACCAAAGAATATGAACCCTGTTATTATCTTGAAGATAATAAGCTAACTACCCATGAAAGAGCTTTAGTAGAAAGTGGTCGTTTAATTGGTAGCAAAATGACTGATACTACTATGAGACTTTGTATTGAATCTATTATTGAAAGTATTAAACTTGAAAAAAAAGAAGGAATTGAACCCTCAGAAATATTAAACAACCTAGAGCATACGCTAGTAAATTATATCTCCAAGGGTTAATTGTTTATCTATGTGAGTGCTTTTGCCTCAGCTCCATTGCTTTGAAATAAAAATAGCCGAGTAAAAAACCACTTGCCGTAAATCCGACATATATAAAAAAGTCTAACATACTTATACTCCTTTTGTGGAAAGGTACACATACACCTTTTCACTATACTTTTTTCATTGTTTTTTTAGGGCGATTGATGTCTATAACTCAATCGCCCTCTTTCTAAAGTGTTGTTACGCTTGGCACTACTTCTATCTCGTAACCTAACATTTTAATTAGCTCTAGTGTCTCTAGTGTTAACGTTATTTTGTTGGATATAGAGGCAAATATTTTCGCCTGCTCGCATACTGGGTAATACCAATCATTACCATATACGTTCTTGTGTTGTATTTGTATTTTCATCTTATATCTCCTCTATGAGTAGCTCTGTTAAACCCCATTTATCAGCGTTTAACGAGTTTTCACCATTGAGGTTTGGATATTGAAAACACCATCGTTTACCAAACTTTTCAAACATCTTATCCCTCGTTTCGTTACAAGTTCCATGTATCTTAACATAATTTTTGTTGTATGGAATATGATCAACCCCAAACGAAAAATACCAATTTTTGCTCTCTTCTTTATTAGTTTTAACTATTTCCACGCAATTATCTATAATTTCCCACGTTATACCATTATCATAATCGTGTGATCCTTTCATGAGTTCTAATACCTCAATGCATTCATCTTTTGTTAAATCTTCGTATTCTTCTAAAATATCGCTTAGATACCACTTTATTTCCATATAAGGGTTTTCTGTATTTCTATCTCTAATTCCGTCCATTATTTTTACTCCTTTATTGGTTATATTTTCTGTTTTCATCTTAATAACTCCTTTTGCTGAGTATTTATTTATGATTATCATTGTATAACAGGTTTACGTATTAAGTCAACAAGTTTACAAAATAAATTAATAATTGACTCTACAAACCACAACGTGTTAAAAACAAGGTATTACTAACCATATATAAAGGGGATATTATGGCTAAGACTAAGCCTGCACCTAAAACTAAGGTAAAAAAAGTCATTGGAAGACCTGTTATTTACACGAAAGATAAAATTGAGGAGCTAGCCAAGGATCTTATACAATGGTCAAACTTAGATGATAGTCTTGTATTGCGGGAATGGTGTTGCAATCACAATCGAGGGGATGACCTTTTCTATGAACTAAGAGAAAAAGAAAAACTATATAAAATAAGTACTTTTTCGCGTGCCGTTAATTATGCACGCACCAAGATAGGTAGTAGAAGAGAGAAGCTAGCAGGTGCAGAAGGGGGTCTAGATGCTGGTATTATTAGATCAACCCTCGCAAACTATGATAGAGAACACTTTAATAACATAAAAGAAATGAAAGCAGCAGGCGAAAAACAACAACAAGAACCTGTCATTGTTAAAGTCGTTAATTATAGTGATTCAAAAATAAAAAGTAAATCTAGCGGGGAAGATTGATCGTCTTTGGTGTGCCTTATCACGCACCCGCTTTTAATCTATAAGGAGATTAAGTATGGGAAATTTAATTGATCTGACAGGTAAAAGATTTAATCGGTTATTGGTGCTAAAAAGAGCCCCTAATCGCGGTAGGTCTACAATGTGGTTCTGCCGATGTGATTGTGGAACAGAAAAGATGGTAGGTTCTAATGTGTTAATCTTAGGAAGAACACAGAGTTGTGGATGTCTATGTCTTGAAATTAATTCTAAAAGAATGAAAGAAAATAATATTGGTCGTAAAACTCACGGACTAACCAATCATCCTTTACGAGCTATTCGCAAGGCAATGATTGATCGGTGTTATAATAAAAACAATAAATTCTATCGCTGTTATGGTGGTAGGGATATTTTTGTTTGTGACGATTGGCGCAATTCTTTAGAATCTTTTTACAAATGGTCGATTGATTCAGGATGGAAAAAGGGATTGTCTATAGATCGTATCAATAATGATGGTGTTTATTGCCCTCAAAACTGCCAATGGATAACAGTTGGCGAAAACAGTAGAAAGCCAAGGACAATGCATAAAGGTAAACTTAAAGAGGGAATAACTGATTTTTCTATTAAAAATAAATTGCAACACAAAGTGGCTAGAAAATTACTTGATGGTGATTTTACAAGTTGTCAAATAAAAGAATATATCTCTTTAGATAGAACAGGTCGTAGGTTTTTTTGGAGGAAATTTGAAAGAAATTAAACTTCCTGTATTTACTCCTCGTTGGTATCAAATTCCTCCAATGGAAGCATTGGATAGTGGTATAAGGAATGTATTGTTAATTTTTGGTCGAAGGTCTGGTAAGGATGTCTTTGCAATAAATTATATGGCAAAAGAAATGGCACGTCATGTTGGCGTTTATTTTTATATTTTACCTTCATATGCACAAGGGAAAAAAGTCATTTGGGATTCTATAACAAATGACGGTTTTAAGATGCTCGATTATATTCCCCCTGAATTAAGAGCACATACTAATTCCCAGGAAATGAAAATAATATTGAGAAATGGTTCTGTATTTCAAATTATAGGTTCTCAGAATTATGACAGCCTAATGGGAACCAATCCTAGGATGGTCGTCTTTTCAGAATTTGCATTACAGGAAAAGAAGGCGTATGAGTATATTCAGCCTATACTTGCAGCCAACCCTAAAGCAGTGCAAATTATTGTTAGTACTCCTAGAGGGCACAATCATTTTTACGAACTCTACATGTACGCTAAAACTAGTAAATTATGGTATTGTGATCTTAAAACAAGCATTGAAACCGGTGTAGTTAGTGAAGAGTTTATTGAGCGTGAAAAGGAACGTGGGGTAGAAATAGACCATATTCGGCAAGAATATTATTGTGATTTTTCTCGCGGAATTTCAGGATCGTACTATGGTAGAGAGATAGACAAACTCGAGCTTGAAGAACGCATTATGTTTGTACCTTATGAACAAGATATGCCAGTACACGTAACCTTTGACTTAGGTATGAATGATTTTACAGCTATAATATTTTGGCAAGTGTGCGGTCGTGAGATCCGTTATATAGACTACTACCAGAATCACAATCGAGGCTTAGAGTACTATGCTCTAAAGATGAGAGACAAGCCCTATATATACGGTGACATATGGTTCCCTCATGACGGCAAGGTAAGAGAGCTAGGCAGTGGTATAAGTCGAGCAAAGAGATTTGAAGATCTCATGGGTATGACGGTTAATATAGTGCCCGATGTAGGACTACTTACAGGTATAGAATACGGTCGTAAACTATTCCATCGTCTATTCATCGATGAGCAACATTGTGCCAAACCAAAAGACAAGGTAAACGGCATCGAGAAGGATTGCTTGCTTGATTGCCTAAGGAACTATCAAAAAGAGTGGGACGACAAGCGGGAAGAATATAAAGACTTCCCCCGCAAAAGCAAGTGGAATCATGGGGCTGATACACATAGATATGTAGCGATAGTAGTAGAAAAGGATCTAATGACATCAAACAATGATAGTAGTGTATCGGAGATAGTAGAACTTAATAGGTTGCACCGTAAACGTAATATTTGATATCAGTAAAGATAAAGTTTGAATTTAACAAGGGGTTGTAATGCCTACAAGCTTAGATCTACAGAGAGACTATAACGACTACTATACTTATGGGATCAACAGTTGGCAGCCGTGCCATACTGAGATGAACACAGACATCGAATATTATCTTGGCAGGCAATTTACCGATAGCGAGCTATCCGACCTATCTGAAGAGGGAAGGCAGGCATACATCTATAACTATTGTCAGCGCAACGTGCATCTGATGTTAGGCCATCAAATGATGAACCGCAAAGGTTTAGGGGTTCAGGCAGTAGAAGGCAGTGACGAGCAGACAGCAGATATTTTTGACAAGCTCATGTCTTCAGCAGCTACTAACGGCAGCTTTTATAATGTATTCACGGATTGCTTTGAAGATGAACTCATTACAGGTTTTGGCTTGTGTTCAATGTGGATAGATTACAAAGATGATATTGTCAATGGCGATGCAAGAATACGATGTGATCCCTTTCAAACCATAATGATAGATCCAAAATTTACGCAAATAAACCTTGAGGATTGCGGTTTTATACTTAGGCGTAACTTTGTTAACGAGGAAGAGCTTAAAGGATTACAGCCAAGCATAAAGGTCAAAGAGTTTAAGTCAGGCGTACCAGACCAGAAATTTAATTATATGAGCTTGTCGCGTAATAACTCAGGGCAAAAGATATATGCTTATGATGAAATGTGGACACGCTCAACCAAGAAGGCATCAATAGTAATTGATAGAGTCAATGGCGATGCTAAACGATGGTTAGGCAGTGATGAGGATTTACAGCGTAAACTAGCCTCTAACATGTTTTTAATGGAAACAAAAGTCAACATGCCTAGCGTTAAGTATACCTCTTTTGTAGGCATGGAGCAAGTATATTATGGCGATGAGCTTAGCGGTATTGACGATTATCCTTTCGTACCTTTCTTGGGTGTATACAAGCCTCAATATGAGAACTTCAAATACAAACTTCATGGCATTATAAGACCTACTAGAGACCCCCAAGACAACTACAATAAGGTACGTAGCAAACAAGATGATATCTTAAGATCAATGCTATACTCATCATGGCTAGTTGAAGAAGGGGCATTAAAGAACGCCGAGGATGCCTTTAAAGCTGGTACTGGTCAAGTATTAGTACTTAAAAAGGGTGCTAGTATTAACTCTGTGCATCAGATACCGCACAGAGACCTACCCCAGGGTTTGCCATATATGACCGAGCAGCTAGGAAAGGATATCTTACAGCTACCTGGCTTAAACGAAGAATCACTAGGAGTCGCTGAAGGTGGTAACACAGATATTAGTGCAAAGCTAGGACAGCAACGAGCTTCTAGCGGAGCAATAACAACACAAAAGTATTATAATAACCTTGATATCTCAATGACTTTAGTAGGTCGTAAATTGCTTAGGATGTTTCAGGTTAATTATGATGCCGAAAAGATAAAGCGTATTACAGATATGGATCCTACCGAGGAGTTTTTTGATAGGGATTTTGGCAAGTATGATGCAGTAGTCAAGCGACAAGATCTAACAGATACTCAAAGAGAGCATACATTTAGCCAAGCACTACAGATGAAGCAAATAATCGGCGAAGAGTTCCCCACAAGTGTAGTTATAGATACGATGCCGATATCAGGTATAACAAATGTAAGGGAGGCGTATGAGCAGCAAGCACAGCAAAAAGCAGAGCAAGCCAAAGGAGTACAAGAGCAAGAAGAAATTAATAAGAGACTTATTAATGCCGAGATCGTTCACAAACTTTCCCTGGCAGAGCAACAGCGTGAGACTGCGGTATCTCGTCAGGCGTTGGCTATCCAACATCTTGCGAACAGTGAAGCGGATCATGCTAAAGCTACGTTAGATAACATCAAATCGGTAAAAGAAATCGAGAACATGAAGCAAGACCAGTTGATCAAGGTAATGGACTTCATCATGACATTGCAAGAACAATCAAGGATGAACGCTAAACTAGACGTCAAAGAGACTAGCAAGCAGAGCGAGGAAGATATGATGGCAACTAACCAGATGAACAAGCAAGGGCAAGATCCCGCAGAACAGGCACAACAAATGGGGCAGCTATCAAGTTTAGCACAGCCTAACCAAGGACAATGATAATGAGCGAAGAGACCAAGAGAATAGAATCAGATGAGATAGTTGAATTTATGTCGGAACTGCTCCACGAAGAATGGGTACGTTGGGCAGAGCATTTAATGGAACATGAGAACCTGAGCGAAGAACGCATTGACAAATGGCAAGAATTTTTATGTGACTACGATTTATTATCTGAAGGAGCAAAGAACATAGACAGGGAACACGCACAGAGCATGTTTATAATGATTGTTAACAAGTTCCCCGAGTTGGTAAATGCGTTAGTGCTTAAAGACAAAGAAGAGGATGTAAAGGATGCCTGAGGCTATTCTTATTTTTGCATGTTTAGGATTATTAGTATGGGCTTTATGTAAGGCAGTTAAATAATGGTTGGAATATTAATACAGAAGGGTTCATCGGCAGAGAAAGAAGTAGAAGAGCTTTCAAGAATAGAAGCCGAGAAGATGGCTAAAGATGGTGTTGAGAAGATTGCGGAAATGTACTGGAAGAAATTTAGTATCAATGAATTTTGGGTAGCGTTCTACGGTAAGCAGGATAGGATTAGCAATAAGATAAACATAGCAACACGCATGTACACAGCAAAGACCAAGCCTAAAACCAGAATGATGGGTTGCCAACTATGGCATTTTATCATGTCAGCAGGCGTTAAAGAACTAGAGTGGATACTACCCCTAGAGGATAGAGACCAGACAAAGAGTTACACAAAAGGAAATTCGCTAATACGAAGATCCTTGTATGAGACAGAGAAGTTACTAGGTATGCCAATAACAAGCAGACCTAGGTAAGTAATTAATTATTAGGAGTCGCTCCCTTATATACCTTGACTATTCAAGTGTATGAAACGCGTTACAAATAGGAGTCATGAAATGACAGGTGAAACAGGTGAAGGCGTTACAGTAGAGCCAGTCGCTACGGTTCAAGAAGATAACAGTAACATAAGCCAGGAAGAGAACAGCGAAAAGAGTTCTACAGAAATCAACTTAGGTCGTATGCGTGAGAAATACGAAGGGGAAATTGCAGCTAAGAATCAGCAGTTAGCAAATCAACAGATACAGTTGAACACGATTTATAGCCAACAGAACACCCAGCCCAAGGTTGAAGAGAAGAATTTTTTCACTGGTAAAGACGGTGCTGACGTACCTACTTATGACGATCTAAAAGAATTTGAGGCAGACATTGAAAAAGGTTATGCCAAACATAATGATCAGATTAGGAAAGATTCGCTATCTTTAAAGTATCCTAATTATGTTGCTATAGTTGAAAAATATGAGAACGAAGTACCCACGGCAATAGTTAACGCAATAAAGAAGTCAGGAGACCTAGAGGCAGCAGTACAGGCTTGCATGGCAACACCAGGCTATATTAATGATAAGGCAAATAAGACTATGCATCCTAACGCTCAAAAGGCATTAGATAACATTAATAAGCCAAAGTCGCCATCCTCATTATCATCTAGTGGTTTAGTTAGTAAAAACTCTAAATTCATGAATATGAGCAGGTCAGACCGTGCTACATTGCGAGAGAAGTTTTGTCGAGGGTAAAACCAAAAAGAGGTTTTAAATGGGAAATATTACAAGTACCGGTGAAGTTGCTGATGCAATAGGCGTATGGTATTCACCATCGCTTTTAGATGTAGCAGTATCTAAGTTGATACATATGCAATTCGGCATGAAGAAAAGTCTACCACAAGGGCATGGCTTTAAGATACGTTTTGGACGTTTTGAGGAATTAGACGAAGCTACAGCAGCTTTATCAGAGACCACAGATCCAGACGGGCAAACAATGGTTGTGACACGTATGGATGCTATACTTGAAGAGTATGGTGACGTTGTTATAATTACTGATGCGGTTAAAATGACTGTTAGCGATCCTGTTTTGAATCAAACAAACAAGCGTTTGGGTGAGCAAATGGGTAGAACTCTCGATACTCTAACCTTAGATGCTTTAGTTGCGACAGGTTCCGTTTACCAATGTCAATACGGTGGAAACGGTAATGCAATCACAGAATACACCCAAGAAGACGGTGACGAAATTATTGATACCTTACTTAATGTTGATGCAGAGATGTTCACACCAGTAGTTGAAGGTACAAATAAATTTGGAACAAGTCCTTTAGATGAAAGTTATTGTACAATGGCACACACTAAGTTGTACAAAGACTTAAAAAAAGTATCTTCATGGGTACCAAAGAATCAGTATCCTAACCAGTCAAAATTCTATATTGGCGAGCGTGGATATACTGATAACAACAGATGGTGTCTTACCTCCAAAGGTTCAGTTGATACAAGTGGTGGATATGATATCTATGACTTTATCACTACTGGTGTAGATGCATACGGTGTTGTTGACATGGAAGGGGAAGGATTTAACGAGCAAGGTATGGACGGAAACGGAAACATCATGCCAGCCCAAACAATCTATACAGCCCCAGGCGGTGCAAGCGATAGACTAAACAGAAAGCATAGTCTAGGATGGAAAGCTTACCATGCATGTAGAATCCTTAATGACAATTGGCTCCTTCGTGGTCGTTGTTCATTAGCAGCATAAGGAGGTAATTATTATGCAGAAGATACAATTTATGGTGGAATCGGCAGGAACAGCCGAGAACTTTGAGTTTGGCTATGAAGCGACTCATATTAAGGTAACAAACCTTACACAATACGCAACAGATACTAAGATTGTTGCGAGTGAATTTTGGAGAGGTCAGACTGATGATTACTCTTACAACACCTTAGGTGCTGTAGCAGCGATCAACAAATCTATCTCGACAAGCTCTGGTTTTAAAAGAGTAGCCTACGATCAAGATAATATTACTGGTGCTCCTACAACTATCAATGATGTCACCGATGCTAGCCCTGCGGTTGCTACTACTACAGCAGCTCATGGTTATACAACAGGCGATAAAGTTCGTATACGTAGTGTAGTTGGTGATATGGGTACAACTCTACTTAATGATAATGTTTATGTTATTACAGTTTTAACATCGACAACATTCTCATTACAAGCCCCTCGTGGCGGTGCTAACATAGATACAACAGGTTTGGTTTATACTTCAGGTGGTCAAGCATATAATATTACTGAAGCAGTCGACAATACCAATAAGATTAAATACACTTTTGGTACTAATGTCATGGGTGCAAACAGCGATATTCTTATGATTGAAGCGGAAGTTTGTGACGTTTGGGATAACCTAGGCGATGCAGCAGATTTCTAATAATAGATTTATAGGGAGTAGCGAAAGCTATTCCCTTATTAACAAAAGGATATATTATGGCAGTAGAAAAGCCAAGGATAGCAGGAAAGAAAATTGAAGTAGGACAAGCTTTAGCCTCTAAGAGAGCTAAACGAAGAGAAGGATACGTAAAAGAAAACGATCCTCATTACTTACCTGAAGGTTGGGAAGATGATTTAATTGAGGCTACATTTCGTTTCCCAGAGTGCGAAGGCGGTTTATATACAGCAACACCATTAGGATACTTATTAAATATAAGAGACGGTGACACTGTTCAAGTTCCTAGAGTAATTGTTAAACTCATTAATGCTGAGTGTAAAATATGGAAGCGTGACAGGGTTCAAAAAGATCCTGCACAACCTTCAAGATGGGCGAAGAGCAAAAGTAAATTTAAGCGTAGATGTTATTTTGAGATACTAGGAGCTATCTAATGGCACTTGGTTTATGGACACTAGGCTATATAAGGGATGCAACAAGGCGTTATGCCAAGTTAAAAGATTCGGTAGCTTTTACAGATGCTAATCTTGACAGAGCTATCAATCAATTTTACATGTTACGTTTTGTTCTTGATGTGAAGCCTATGGAGTTGCAAGACACATGGACATTTTCAACGGTTGCTGCAACTGATACAGAAACTATTGATGATGATACTATAGTTAGCATAAAAGATTATGGTACTGTAGATGGATATGATCTTAAGATATTCTTTGATTACAAGGTATGGCAAGAGATATGGACACCTACAGCAACAGTAGCAAATAACAGACCATATCAGGCTTTATTTTATGGTGGTGAGCTTATAATGAGGCCAACACCTGATGCGGTATATAGCGTTATTATCCCTGCATGGGTAAGACCACTAGAGTTAGTTAATGTTGATGATACTCCAAGCCGTGAAGAATGGGGCGAGGCGATAGCCTGTGGAACAGCTAGAAATCTTGCGGGTCAATTTGGTGATGAGAAGCGTTATGCTTTTTTAACTGGAATCTACGAAGACCAAATAGCTAAGATACAGGGCAAGGCATTAGAACAACATGCTGTTAAGAGAATAACGCCTAGATGGTAAATATAAATAACTAAGGAGTAGTGATATGGCATGGGTGGCTGCACAGCCAGCAGGAAGTACAACACTTCCCAATGGTGCTGAATATATTAGAAATAACAACTCTGCTGTACAGGTTGTTTTAACTGCTGCGAGATTGGCAGCAGGTACGGTTATACCTAGTATTTTCGTTACTGGTGGAGTAGTTAAGTCATGGTTTTATAGTGCCACAGCCCCTACTAATTGGACGGAAGTTGCATTATTAGGAGACACATTACTAGCTATAAAAGGTGGAACTACTTACACGACAGGTGGTGCTACAGCAGGAACATGGACACAGCCAGACCATAAGCTGCTAACTGCTGAAATGCCTAAGCATGCACATGAGTACGGAGCATATACAGACATGACAGCAGGGTCAGGAAGTCGTATATCTTTATCATTAGTAGGAGTATTAACAGCTAGAAAGTCTACGGAGGTGGGAGCTGATGGGAATCATCACCACGGCGACACGTATCGTCCAGCAGCGAGAGTTGGTTTAGTCTGTTCATTAAACTAGGTATAATATGAAAAGCAAAGAAGAAATACGAACCGAAGAGATAGAGAATAGATATTCCGTTTTATGCAAGACATGTAAATATTGTAGGGATAGGGAAAGACCTGGCCTGGTATCAAAGGAAGAGCCTTATAGATATAAGATATGTTGTAAGCTACCTCCTAGTGTAGACGGTTTTCCAGTCGTTGCCGAAGATGATTACTGCGGTGAACATAAGTTCTGGGAGGAATCATTAAATGAGTAAATTACAGGATGATGAAACTATGAAAAAAAAGAATAAAGAACTTGATAAGATGACTAGTGATGTGTCGGTAGAAGCTACTATTGATGTAGGCATAGACAAAGTAGAGGCAGTTACAATTATGCACATGGACGATATGAAACTAGTAAAGTCAACAACACCTCAACAATGTAGAACTTGTCGCTTTTATAAAGATCCTTCATGTTGTCTTAATCCTCCAGTATGGCGAGATTATAACAAGCGTTATGACTTTGTAAAGACAGTCCCCCATCAATGGTGTGGTCAATGGGAAGTAAGGAATGTTAAGTAATGGAAGATGTTAAGAGTACCTGTTTGAAAGAAGATTGCCCACTTTGGAAAGAGTATGGCGAAAAGTGCCCTAACTATATAGAAACTGTATGGATAAATGAAAACAATAGTCAGCCGAAAGTTTTAGAAGATTGTGCAGTCAAAAGAACGGTAACTATCCTAATGGAGATACATAATCAGATTGCAGGAATAAAGCAATACGCTTCACAGACTAGAACGGTATTGGATAAACTATCAGAATCTAGCAATGAGTTTATGATCATACAGAGTAGAGAGCAAGAGTCGATAGATAAGAGAACAAGAAACATCGAAGTAGTAACAAAGAAGTTAGTTAAAAACCTTATTGAAGCTAAAGACTTAGTAAAAAAGGTAGAGGTTAAATAATGACATACGAAGCGTTTGGGGTATTTGATTTTAGAACTGGTATTGATTTATCTATGGAGCCTTGGAAGATACCATCTGAAGCTTACACAGATATTAATAATGGATATCTTAGGCGTGGTGTATTAAGTAAACGTTTAGGTCAAAGTGTATTTGGTCAGCTTGGCAAGTTTTCTACAGGGCAATCAAAAGCAAGTCCTTCGCCAATTCACCAAACAGGAAATTCATTATTTAAACCAGTAATACCAAGGTCGTTAAGTTTTAAAACAGGAGCAAAAGTTGCTCGCGATGATGGTGAAGGTAATATAACTGGTGACGTAGCAGCAGTTGGCGGTGCTGTAGTCAATACTATAGATTATGTAACAGGTGCTTATAACTTTGACTTTGATGCAGCTCCAGGGGCGGTAATTACTACAATAGCTTATCACTATGAAGTTGACGAAGATACTAGAGGTATCTTTAATTTTAAGCGTTATACTGGAAGCGATTTACTTGTAGGAGTACAAAAGAAAAGAATTAGTGTTTGGAATCCTACCTATGAATATTTTGCTAACATACCTGATGCTGCTGGTGCGTATGATCATTTTAATAGCACTGAGCTAGCTTCATCGCATTCTTTTAATGATATCTTATGGATAACTACAAACGAAGCCTCCGACAATATATGGACATATAACGGCACTATAATGATAGATCAAACTACGGCAGGAAACCTAAAACTTGATACAGCAGGAACAGAGAATATATTTACAGCGTTGCATGTTTTTTCATGGAAAGAACGAATATGTTTATTGAACACAGTTGATGGAGCAGGAGCAGGGACAAGGCATGGCAATAGGGTTATATGGTCATGGGCTGCTGCTGATCCGTTAAGTGGCACAGGCTTTCAATGGGATATACCAGGACACGGAAACTACAACGATGCGTGGACTAGTGAAAACATTATTGATTTTGCTTTCTTAGGAAACCAACCAATCATAGGTTTTGAAAATAGTATATGGACATTAGACTATACCAGTGATCCAAACTTACCGTTTGCATGGAGACAGTTACCGTCAGTCATGCAAGTATCATCAACACACGGTAGACTTACATATGACAACTTAATAACGTTTGTTGGTGGAAAGGGTATCGTAGCATGTAACGGAAACTCAACAACCATAGCCAATGCTAAAATACCTGATTGGGCATATAGCGTAGATCAAACGGATATAAGTTTATGTTATTCAATACGCGATGATAATTTAGACCAGGGATTAACAGCATATCCATCAATAGACACTTTATTTCCTAATAATCAAATATTAGTCTACAACTACGAGGAAAAGTCATATTGCTACTACACGATGAATGCAAAATGTTTTGGTTATTGGCAAACAAATAATGATCCTACTTTCGATGGTTTTTCAGGGGTTGCTTTTGATGATTTATCATCTATGAATTGGGGACATTCGTCATTACAAGCAGGATTCCCAATGATTCTTAGTGGTTGGGAGAAAGGTTATGTATATCAAATTAATGACTATCGCATAAATCGAGATGAAAATAATTGGTTAGAGAAATTAGAATTAAGCGGTCATTCACCTCAACCATATGCTTTTAATTGGGAGACAGGGCGTTTAAATCCTTTTATAAACAAAGGGTTGAAAGCAGTATTAGGAAGAATAGATATATTATTATCTGCTAATGATGCTGCTGAGTTTTCAATAGAGTTCTATTCTGATATGTATGTCAATTCATATATGAGAAAGACTGTTAACTGCTCTACGGATGAAGGATTAAAAAAGGTATGGAAGTCAATACTAGTAGATAACGAGGCTAACTTCCATCGTCTTAAATATTATTTATCAAAATCTCAATTGTTAGATCCTATAAAGAGTAATCAGCAAATTAAGATACATGGCGTTATATATTGGATGAAACCAGGCGGTGAAATAGTATGAGTACTCTTCCAAATGATTTATCGTTACCTGATGA